AGGTTGGAGTGCTATCAAAGAACTTTTAAAAGTAAAGACTGCACCCGACGGAACTCAAATTACACGTTTAAAAATATTCAGGACGTGCAGAAACTTAATAAGAACACTTCCTCAACTATTGATAGACGAAAAGAACCCTAACGACTGTTTAAAAGAGCCTCACGAACTAACACACGCACCTGATGCGTTAAGATACTTTGCAATATCGTGGACGCAACCTCCTGCACCTAAACAGAGTAAGAAAGTTAAATATCGCCCTGACATTATGGAAGATTATTTAAACGCTCGCTCTGAAGAAGAAAGGCAGGCAATTATTAAAAGATATGGAGAACCAGAGTTATGAAAATAGAAATTGAAAATTCAAGTAAATTGGCGTTCTTTCAAAACCTTTATAGAGAGGCTCGAAGTTTTGCTGAAGAAAAATACGAAAAACTTGAGCAACACATTGAGCAATATAAAGGCAGCAGAAAAATTGATAATTCTGACGAGGAGGCAAAACAAGTTAGAAATATTACTTACGAACTCGTAGAGAGTCAAGTAACAAGTTATTTACCTAACCCGTCTGTTACTCCTAAAATGTTTAGTGATAGAAACGAACGCAACGCAAAGAACATTGAAACTTTGCTAAGAAACAAAAGGAACGAATTACCTTTTGAGAAACAAAATGACATAGACGAAAGATATAACCCTATTTATGGCGGCTCTGTTTGGCTTGTAGAGTGGGACAACTCAATTACCACTCATAATACTGTGGGAGATATAAAACTAACTTGCGTTAGCCCTCCTAAGTTTACAGGACAACCAAATATCTTTGAAGTTAAAGATATGGAGTACTGCTTTATTCAGTTTGAAACAACAAAAGACGAGATAGTAAGAAAATATGGTGTACGTCCTGAGGTGGCGGACGAAACCGAATCAGACGAAAGTGCTGACGATAAAACAGCAACCCTGTATATCTGTTATTACAAGAACGATAAAGACAAGGTTTGTCAGTATATTTGGTCTGCCGATACAGAGCTTTTAGATATAGAGGACTATTATGCACGTAAACGTTATGTATGTAAGCGTTGCGGCAAGCGTAAAGAAATCTGTACTTGCGAACACGCTAAGTATGAACTTCAGAACGAAGAATACGAAGAGGTTGACAGAGATATAGTTCTCTCAGACGGCGGCGTTATTCCTGCAATGAGCACCATTATTAAAGACGGTCAAGTTGTTACAGAAACACAAAAACAACAGGCTATTCTTGAAAATGGAGAGGTTGCTCTTGAAGACATAAACGGCGTTATGTTGCCTGTAATGATAGATGTTGAAGTTCCTAAGCTTGAACCTACAAAGTTACCGTTCTACACGCCAAATATTCTTCCTATTGTTATCAGAAAGAATATATCTGAAGAAGATAGTTTGTTAGGTCAATCAGACTGTGAGGCAATAAGACCTCAACAGCAAGCTATAAACAAGGTTGAAAGTCGTATCGGAGAAAAGCTTTTCGGTGGCGGCGTTTACCCAATCGTGCCTGAGGGTTCTAACTTAGAGCTTGATAATAGTATCTTCAAGAAAGTGTTTAAGTGTAATCAAGGAAACCAAAAGCTATTTGGCAGACTTGATTTACAAGTAGATATTTCAAGAGATATTGTTCAATCAGACAGATTGTACGACCAGGCAAAGCGTATTTTAGGTATTTCTGATAGTTATCAAGGTCAATACGACGCAAGTGCTCAGAGTGGTAAAGCTAAGCAAATACAAGTTCAACAATCTGCAGGACGTTTAGATAGTAAGCGTAAGATGAAAAATGCAGCTTATGCAGAAATCGACCAAATTATATTCCAATATTATTTAGCTTATGCTGATGAACCTAGACCTGTAACATATAAAGACGCTCAGGGAAGACGTCAAAACATTTATTTCAACAGATATGATTTTATCGAAAGAGATGAGGCAGGGGAATACTACTATAACGACGAGTATTTATTTTCAACAGACGCTACAATCGACGTAGAAAAGTCAAGAGAGCTTTTATGGCAAGAGAATAGGGCTAACTTCCAACAAGGAGCTTATGGCGACCCTAAATTGCCTCAAACTCAGCTTATCTTCTGGCAGAATATGGAAAAAGCACATTATCCGTGGGCTCACGATAACGTGGAACGTATCAAAGAAGAAATAGCAAGACAACAAGAGATTGCTCAATATCAAGCCCAAATTCAAGGCTTACAGGGAGAAGTTAAGAACAGGCAAGACTATGAGCAATACCTATTATCAAAAATCAATGGAGGAATAAACAATGGCTAATAAAGTAAACACAACTTATTCTGCTAATCTAGGAACTAGCAATGTAAAAGTACAGCCAACACAAGCTATAACTCCAACAACAGTTGATACAAGCTATCAAGGTAATAGCAATGCTCTTTATGGAGGACACGACGCTACTTGGTGGCAAAATCAATATGCTAGACAAACAGACGCAGAATCACAAGCAATGGTGCGTAAAGCTGCTGATTATTACGGCTATAAGATACCTGAAACAGTTGCACAGCCTCAAACAACAGCTCAGACGCTTAATAGTTCTAATAGCAACGTTGCAAGCTATGCTGAATATTCTCAAACAACTCCAACTCAAAATAATGTACAGCCTACTGCACAAGCTACAACTTACGCAGCTAATACAAATCAAGAACAGGTGGCGGCTACTACTCCAACAAGTCAAGTTCAAACAGAACCTATTGACTCATACGAAGAGTTTTTGAGAAAGAGAGGCGAGGGTTATCAAGAAACCCTAGACAAAACAAAACAATCTATTGAGGAGCAAAAGCAAAATGCAATAGACCAAGCAGAGTTACAACGTTTGGAGGCTCAAAGACAAGCTGAAGTTGCAAGAGAAAGAGAAGTTGCTGACTCACGTTCTGCTTACGAACAAAACAAGGCTACTTACGGAGCTAATGCAGAGCAAATGGCTGATATGGGCTTAACAGGTAGTGGTTATGGCGATTATATCAACGCACAAGCTTATGCTACACAAAGAGCAGAACAACAAGCTGCAAATGCTAATGCAGAAACAGCTAAACAAAACGCTCAATACGTGGCAGACCAAAACAAGTTAGCAGCAGAACAGCAAGCTAACTCAGATAAGCTTAATGCTGAATTGACTTATGCTGAAAATATGGCTAACAATGACGCAGCTATTGCTCAATATAGAACTCAAAAAGAAGAAGAGGCAAAAGCTAAGGCTGAACAGGAAGAGGCTGAGAGAAAAGCATACTACGCTGAATTGCTTAGCTATGCAAATAATGGCTCTTACACACAAGAACAACTTGCTCAACTTGGTGCTCAATATGGGCTTAGCGAAGAACAGCTTAAAAGTCTTGATGACGCAGCTCTTACTTATAAGGACAATACTTATAAGCAAAATTATGCTGAGGCGTTGGACAATATCACAAACTACGGTGCAGACCTTGACGCTAGCTACTTAGACAATATGCTTAAAATGGACTTGATTACACAGGAACAATACAACGACCTTAAAAATCAACTTAACACGAAACTTACAGACGAAATTAAACAAAATGTTACAAACGGAGATAGTACAGCTATTCAAGCAAGCATTGATAATGCAGACAAGTATTATTCTGAGGGGAAAATTACTCAGGAACAATATCAGAGCGTTTATAACGATTATGTTAATAGTGCAGTTGGCGGCGTTTCAAATGTTGACGATTATCAATCTGTTAAGAAGACTCTTGATGAATACAAGAATAGCGGAAAGCTATCTCAATCTCAGTATGACAACTTGCTAAGCAAGATGAAGAAAAACACCACAAAGAAACTTGACAGCTCTCAATATAAAGTTAGCGGTTTAAGTACGGCTCTTGACAAGACAGACGATATTGACGTCAAAATTAACGGTGTTACTTATGACCTTGTTTCAGGTAGTAGAGTTGAGAAAGACAGCACTAAGAGTTTGCTTAATGAAGTGGCTACAGGAAATAGTGGAACGGCTCCGTCTGTTGGAACGATTGTTGTTGTTTGCGGCAAAATGTACATTTATAAAAAATATGGTGCGTTTGGTATCAATGCTAAGGCAAGGTGGTACGAAATGGGCAATGATAGCAGCAAGGTAAGCGACGCTGTTAAGGCTTATATGAATCAATAATAAGGAGGCTTTTTATGTCAAATATTTCAATATTGGCAGCAAAAGGTGCACAAAATAAAAATAATTCAGTATTAAATACAGAAAGTTCAGCGTCAACTCTTTCAAAACTTGTTGCAGGCGAAAAAACTGACAATATGATAGCTGAGGAAGAAAGAGCCAAAAATCAAGGTGGCTTTTTCGGCGGTATAGGTTACGTTTTCGAAAAGATAGGCTTAGGTTTTCTAAGTGGTATTGAGGGAATATGGGACTACGCTGCAGGTGGTTTGGCTAAGCTATTTGGTGCTGATGATTGGGCTGAGCAACAATTTGCTAATGATTGGGTAAATTACAATCACGCTGACGAGTGGTTTAACCCTAGCGACGGTTGGAAGACAGCAGGCGACGTTGCAGGTGGTATTGGCACAAGCTTGCCTGCTATTGCAGGTGTTGCAGCAGC